TAGAACTTTGAACCGGACACATTGATTTGGCCGCTAAATGTCCCAGTGGTTGCGTTTACCGTGCCACCACTTTGGTTGGTAGCTGTTGTTGCCGTAGTCGCAGACGTGGCGGACGTAGCCGATGTCGCCGTAGCAGCGTTGCCGCTGATCGAGATACCCCAAGTACCCGAAGCATTTGTACCCGTTGTGCTTGGAGCACCCACGGTGTTGTAACTAACAGTAACCGCGCCTGAACCGTTGTAGCCCGTGCCCGAAGCTGCACCTGTGCCGCCATTGTTGAATGTGACGGAGTTGGTAACCGAACCCGCCGTGGTTGCGCTTGTGGCTGTTGTAGCAGTGGTAGCTGTGGTGGCCGATGTGGCGTTACCCGACAGACTTGCAGTGATGGTGCCCGCGCTGAAGTTGCCCGACGCATCCCGCGCCACGATGGTGGATGCGGTGTTTAAGTTGGTAGCGTTAGAGGTAACAGTGAATGTGGACGAGCCAGACTGGTTTGCAGTAAACGAGGCAGAGCCGGATAGGCCCGTGCCAGAGGTTGCAAGGGTCAGCGTGCCGTTACCAACATCCGAAGTTAATGCCATCGTGCCAGTTGTGGCTGGCATTGTGATGGTTGTGGCTCCGGCTATAGCACTAGCTTGAAGCGTTGTAGAACCAGAAGTTGAACCGGGGAACGCCACACTGGAGATGCCGGTGAGCGATTGGTTAGCAGAACCCCTGTTTAAAGCAACTGCGGTTGTACCGATGTTGAGGCTGGAGTTGCCCAGCACTACGGACGGGATAGTTCCCGACAAGTTGCCAGCGGTCAGGTTGGTCAGGTTTGCACCCGACACTGCGCCAAAGGAAGCAGACCAAGTGCCCGAGGTAACCGTACCTGTGGTGGTCAGGCTCGACGAACCCGCCAAAGGCGAAGCGCCCACCGTGTTGTACGAGATGGTACGAGCGGCACTGCCGTTATAGGTTGTACCGGAAGCATCGCCCAAGCCGCCGTTGTTAAACGTAGCAGCGTTAGTAACAGAGCCAGCAGAGCCGGTAGTGTTCTGGTTCAGTGTGGGGATGTCGGCTGCAACAATAGCCCGGAATGTGGGCACACCGGCCAAACCGTTAGGCGCAGCAAGGACGTAGTTAGCTGTCTTGGATGCGTAAGGGTTCTGAGTATCACCGTAGCCCGAAGCCAAACTGATGGCCGGGGTTGTACCGCCAGAGGAAACAACTGGGGAAGTGCCAGTAACAGAGGTAACCGCACTGACGCTCGAGGCAATCGTAATACTGCCCCCACCGTTGGTAATGCTGATTCCAGACCCCGCAGTCAGGGTGGACTTGCTAAGTGTGCCGCCGGTTGTATTGCCGATCAGCAGTTGACCGTCTGTGTAGGTTGTCTGCCCGGTACCACCGTTGGCAACCGGCAGAGTTCCAGTCACGCCAGTACTCAGAGGGAGACCAGTGGCGTTGGTCAGAGTTACCGAGGTGGGCGTACCAAGAACGGGGGTTACCAAAGTTGGGCTTGTGGACAGCACCACATTGCCAGAACCAGTAGATGATGTAACACCTGTACCGCCGTTAGCCACGGGGAGCGTGCCGCTCACATGAGTAGCCAAACCAATCTTGCCGTAGCTTGGTGCAGCACCAACACCACCGGAAATCAGCGCGTTGCCAACAGCGACATCAGCGAGTTTGGCTAACGTGGTCGTAGTGTCTGCATACACTAGATCACCAATCGCATACGAGGTTTGGCCCGTACCTCCACGGGTTGCGGCAATTGCGGTGGCGTTCCAAGTACCTGCGGTCAGCGTACCAACACCTGTAATCCCGGTGTAAGAACCAGAGAGGCGACCAGACGGTAGCGTGCCCGAAGTGATGTTGCTGGCGTCGGTAGTATCTGTAGTGGCTGATGCAGCCAAACCCGTGATGTCGGAAGCTGCGGGCTGCTGCCAAACAGGAGCGGCTGAAGCTGCGCCACTACCGGTCTGCCCCAAGAATTTCTTGGTTGTAGTGGTGTTGCCGGATAGTTTGGACAGTGTATTGGTAGCAGCCGAATACAGCATGTCGCCAACAGCGTAGCTGGATTGACCGGTGCCGCCGCTAACTGCGGGCAAAACCCCAGACACTGCGCCGGTTTGATTTAACGCAACGGCATTCCATTCAACCTGAGTACCTGCACCGTTGACAACCAATGACCTGTAAGCGGCACCAACTGGCAGCTTGCTCCAAGTGTTTGTGCCTGACCCGTAAAGCAGATCGCCAGTTGTAACTGTGCTGGTGCCTGTACCGCCCAATGTAGCGGCGATAGTTCCTGACACACTGATTGTCTGGCCCGAAACGGTAATGTTTGTGCCGCCTGTGTAGTCAACAGCCCCGCTAAACTGCGTATAGGTGAGTGGCGTGTACCCAATAATCATCGTATTGGGTTCGGTGGTCAGAACGTGCGAGTCGCCAGCGTTCAATAAACCTTCTTGGGTGAAGAAGTAGTCTCCCGTGCCCAAACCAGCGGGATCAGAAGGAATAACTGCATTTGCGTCAGTTGCGCGTGTAAGCACCCAGTTTGTGCCACCGGGGTCTGGAGTGCCAACCGTGGTAACCGTGTAAACACCATTCTCTGCGCCATTCGTTTGTAGGCGCACCATGACACGGTTTGTTGTGGACAGATTAACGCCGTCAATCTGCAATGCCGCTTTTGTGCCTGCATTGGTCAAAGTTGCGCCAACACCTGAATTTGCCCGGGTTGCATACGTCAGACCAGAGGCGTTTGTCAGCCCTGTGATCTGTGCGCCACCAAATGTAAGAGATAGCGTTAACTGATTTAAAGCCGGGGTTGAGTAAACGAAGTACGCTGTGTTTGTAGACAACCCATTACCAGCAGTGCTGTACAACCAAATTTGATTGCCAACAGAAAGGCCGTGGTTCACAGATGTGGTTACTGTGTTTGTGCCTGTGATGGTCGTGATGTTGAACGTAGTGCCGCCCTGCACATAGGTGGCGTTTAAATTGCCGGTCGTCTCCACCCGCACAGGCTCGTGGATGTGGATGCCAGCGGTAACCTGCTGGTCTACGTAATCTTTGGTAGCCGCCTGTAATGCGGTTGTTGGGTTGGCGTCCAACAAAACCGTCGAACCAAATACTGCTGCGCCCGTAACATCCAAAGCCCCGCCAACATTCACATCGGCAACGGTTGTAACGCTCTTGGTTGTCTTATTAATCCGAACGGCTTCGTCGGCAGTATCAACACCACCGGCAAACAACACAACGTCATCTGTGGCACTGCCGATAATAAGTTCGCCACCGTCGTTATACAGATAGCCAGAACCAGCGGTAAAGATAGGGTACGTAGCATCCGAGTAATTGGTGCTACTAATACCCATGTCAATAAAGTTATTTGTCCCGTCCCCTGCGTTGTTATACGCAACAATATCGGTAGAGGCGTTACTACCGTTGTTCAAGTTCTGCGCGTATAACTGTGCAAATGAGTTGACGTTAGCGTACATCTCAGCCAAAGCCGCTGAGAATGTTGTGAAGCCAGTGACCCCTGTGCCAATAACTGTGATTGGGCCACCGTCAATCAGGACGTTGCCGGTCTGCTCTTCGTAGATAGCCTTCTCTGCGGGGTATGTGATGAACACATCTTTGGAACCGGCAGAGAATGAAATTTTGCTTGTGCTGGCTGCGCTGTTAGATAGAACGGCGTTACGCACCAACGTGCCGCCTGCTGTGGTGGTGTATTGGCCGTAGCCGACTTCCCAGTCGCCTGTGGCTGGGTCAACGCAGCAATAGTAGGTGTAGTTGTTCGCGCCAATGACCGAGAAGGTTTGGAATCCAGTCGTAGCACCGCCCAGAACAAAGTCACTTGTGCCGGTTGTGGTTGTGGTTTCTTTAACCCGATCTTTTACAACAATAGCCATGTCTGACCTTTAATTATCCGTGGGCGCAACCAACCATCCGGCGGGTTGTGCGTTGTTGATGACTGACCACGTTGTGCCTTGCGCGTTGTTGATACCCGTCCAGTTTGCGTTTTGGGCATTATTGATGACCTCCCACAACAACCGGGCGGCAAATTGGTCAGCAGCCCCAACACTTTCAGTGATGGTAGCAAATAAGACTGCTGTTGCCAAGAAAGTATCGAGGACAAAAACAGTTTCGCTGATCGCAGCATTAAAGGTGGACGGAGCTACAGAATTGGAATCAGAAGCTGTTGCCGTCTCTGCCACATTACCTGTAAGCGTGGCCGAAGCAGTTTGAGCATCAGAGCCTGTAGCGGTTTCTGAAATAGCTGCCAAAAATGCAGCCAATGCAGATGTTGAATCGCTTGCAGTAACGGTATCCGTAACAGTGGCGGTAAAGGTCGTCGTTGCGGAAGCTGTATCACTTGCCGTGGCCGTCTCAGCCATGCTGGGTACAAAAACTGCCAAGGCAGAAGTGGAATCTGAACCTGTAACTGTTTCTGATATGTTGGTCGCAAAGGTTGCCAGAGCAGATGTGCTGTCCGAGGCTGTAGCTGCTTCCGAAACAGCAGTCCCAAAAACAACCAACGCAGACGTAGTTTCCGAACCAGCAGACAGTTCAGCAACATTGGCATTAAACACCGAAGGCTCTACGAAAACACTGTCAGCGCCTGTCGCGGTTTCTGATACAGAAGGAGCAAAGAGGGCTACAGCAATTGGAGCGATGTCGGCAGCTACTGCGGCTTCCGCAACAGACGAGTCGAACACCGCCCCGCCAGCCGTACCAGCGAAGGTTGTTACCGCAAATCCTGCTCCAGCAAACACAAGGGTTTACCCTTATGCTGCATCAAGGCTGAAGGTGTAGGTCACATTCAAGGTGTCGCCGCTCACAACCACTCGGTCGCCGGGAGACTGGAAGTCAGCCTCCGAGAACAGGATGCCCGAAGTGCCGCTGGAAACGGTACACAAGAATGCGCCAGCCACGGTACCACCGCCGCCGGTAATGCTGAAAGAAGCGGGGGAGGCAGAGTTGCTAATCACCGAAGGATCAGCCGAAGTGGCAGAGCCAAAGGACACAGCCTTACGCGCACCAGAGTAGTTGGTGAACTCAGTCCAAGCGTGCGAGGCCAAGGTATCGGTAGCTACGTAGGTGGTGCCAGAGCCGGGGCCAGTCACCAGACCAAGATAGAAGGCAGCACTGTATGTGGAGCCTTTGAAATACTTGGTGTTCATGTCTTGCAAGCCCTCGTTCACCACGAGGTTGTGGGTGCTTTCTTCCCACTTAACTTGGCCGTCAGCGCCTACGCACTGAATGCGGAAAATGCCACCAGCGCCTACACGCTCGTCGCTCTTGGTGCCTGCTACCAGACCTGCGGTCACGGCATCAGTGGATTGTGCTTTTTCGTTGAACATGTTGGCTCCTTAGAAGAGGCGAATGAGAGCAGACGTACTTGTGTCCGCAGGCATGGTTACAGTAAACGTGTTGACGGAAGTTTTATTACTACCAAAGTCAAGCACACAAATAGCCAATCCATTGGTTGTGTCGTAGATCAAAGCCCCGCGTGCTGTGATTGCGCCAGTCCAAGCTGGAGAGGAAAAACTTACATAAGAGATGCTGCCAGACGGAGTGGTCGTTGTGGTCAAGGTGGCAGTCACAGTCTGTCCACCCGCCACATAGTTACCACCCGAAGCCTCACCGGTTGAGGTGTAGCCCGTGGTCGTCTGATCCAATGTAGCTGTATTGGTGTACAGAGCCAGTTTAAACGCATTGGTCGAGAAGTTGATCGACCCGTTCATCAGCCCGGTACGCAGGACATTGCAAGAGAAATTGCCCGTGAAAGCCATCAGGTCACCGCCTGTCTAAACTGACCAGAACGATAAGCGTCCTGACGCTCCATGCCATCACCCAGACGCTTGGCAAGAGCAAGTGCTTCCATGTACTTGGTGTTGTACAACTGAACCATATCTTGCTCACCCTTCATAAAGGTGTAAGCCTCGACCAAGGAGCCGTACAGCAGCACAGAGTCAAAGTTGTCGCCCAGCCATGTACGCCCGTCAGCGGCCACGGTGATTGATTCTGGGTAGTAGTAATAGTGCAACTCAACGCCGTAAGCTGCGTCGGGTGTAGGCCCAAGGATGAAGGTCAGTTCATCGGTAATGTTGGAGTCCAAAGTACCCGAAGTGGTCGGGCCAAACAAGGCGTAGTACTTGGGCAGTGCGGTATCTGTGGGTTGCGGATACGCCTGACGAATAAAGTTCACATCATTGTTCAGCAGGTACTCATAATAGACATCAGTGTTGATGACAGCCAACGAATACACAGCCAAGAAGTCGCCGGGGCAGGACAGATACTTGTTGTTCTGCGACACCGAACCGGTGACGTTCTTACGCAACGAAGGGAACTGTACCGAGTTGTAGATGCGCTGCTCGGCCTGCGTGATGAAAGTATTAAGCTGCGTCGTTGAGGACACAGCACTCCCACTCGCAAGGTAAGTCTCAGGAAATGTATTTTCCGTGTAAGACTGAATAGCAGCGATCAACTCGTTGTAAGTCATGCCATCGGGCCTCGGGTTTTAATGCCTTTGGTTGCAGCGCCATAACCACGCATGGTCTTTTCACCGTGCATGTTTTCTTTTCTGTAATTGCCCTTGCTGACAAATCCAGAAGACATGTTGGCTTCATTCAGGCAATTACCGGCCTTGGCAACAGACTCTGTCATATTGCCATTGGGGTTTGTCATTGGTTGTTTGTAAACGCCAATGTCATCACCGCCGCCAGATGGATATTTAAAACCCGTGTATGCGCTGGCATCTTTGTTCTCTTTGGCGTGACCCAAAGGAAAAGAGTCAGCTTTTTTGGTTGGCACAAAGCTGGTCATATTAGCCTCCGCGAGAAGACGATTTTTGGTTCATAGCGCGGGCCATGTTACGGCCATATTTACGCATGGCTTCGCCGGTCACGCCGCCTTTAGCCATCTTGTGCATACGCTTTTCGTGCGACTTAACTTCTTTGTCGGCGATTGCCTTAACTTCTTTCTTGTCCATGTTCGACTCCTTATGTCGTGACTACCGTTACTGTACCCAATTGCAACTGTAAAACCAAGTTATTTGGCGTTAATCCAGCATCATTTGCACGAGAGCCGCCAACGGGATTCCAGCCCCATTGGAAAATACGGCTACCGCCTTCATTCGTCCCAGTCCCATCGACCCCGGTACCACCATTTACATTGATCTGGAGGCCGTTGTTGCCTGACAAAACGTAACTACGATCTGGTCGTGGGTTACGCACGCCTTGTGGGTCATCTACCGGATACATGCCCAACTGCAACTGCGGCTGATCAGGATCCCAGCATTCCGGGCAAACCAAGAGGTCATAATTCTTGGTCTTAATGATCTCCCGGCGCAATGCCTTGAGTTTAAACCGCTGGTCGCAGCGATCGCACTGGGCAATGGAGTATTTGCCAGAAGCAAACCTGTTACCCATTAGTAGCTACTCCCGATGAATTGTTGGCGAGGAACAAACCGCACAGCGGCTTTCTCCCGGTCTTCATCTGCGGCCAATTGCCATGCTTCGTCGTATTGGGATTTGAGTATCGGTAGGCGCTCCATGCCAGAAGGAATCTTTCCGGCAATGTAGTAAGCCAGACCGGCGGCCATGCAGGGAATGAACCGGAATGGCACATCCATCACATTGACACCGCCACCAGCATCCTCGGTACGGCGCAGACGCCAATAAGCGAATGTATATGTCTGGACGTTGTCAGGGGTAGGCCACACCGTGATCGCGGGCAATTGCTCCCAGTACACCGCGTCCCCGTTGGCATGCGTTGCAGCCGTTGTGTTGGCTTGAGCACGGAAGCAGTTGTTCAGGGTGTTTCCTGATATGTAGCTGTAATTGATGATCTCAGAACCAATCCTGACGAATCCAGATGCAGGCAAGCCTACAGTCGAATTCAGAGTGATGGTTGTGGCAGAAGCGGTCAAAGAACCTACCAAAGTCAAACCGGTGGGGGTTGACTGGCCGTTGTAACGCTGAATCCAAACCTGAATCGGACGGGCTTGCTGGAGTTTGTTTGGCAAGGTGGCGTATGTAGATACGCTAATCCGGGTGATGGTCAGGTCAGCTTGGGTGGCTATGTTGTTGGCGTTTGTACGGATCACATGCTCCAACAGATCAATCGTGTCGTTGGGTAAAGCGTATGTGTTCTGTCCTTGTTGCAGAGTGATCGTGCCGGGCTCGATCGTCCACATGTTAATGCCACGATTCGCCCAGTCAGCAAACATGATGTTTAAACTGCGGCGGGCGGTTCGTAAGTCATAACCGGTACGCAACTCACTACCGGCGCGTTCAAACGCCTCTTCGACCAATTCAGTCAGGTCAAGATTAAATGAGGTTGCGCCCGATGTGTTTGCCATGACTTACTTTCTACGACCTTTTACGGTTTTTGCCGACTCAACAAACGCTTGAGCAGTTGGAGCGCCTTTTGCACCGGGCTTACGCATTTTTTCGCCAGAGCCTTCAGCGATTCGTTTGCGCTTTGCATTGATATTGGCATATAGACCACCTTCGGCAAAGTTTTTAATAAAGTTGATGCCAGCCCCGGATGCCCTGCCACGAACACCTTGTTGATCGTCACGGGAGACATCAGCATCTAAGTATGCTTGCAGCATGGCATCTTTGCCAAGTTTCTTTGTCGCCATTAAGCGACCGCCAACACCTTGAGCGTCCTTGTCCAAATAAAGATAACGAGGTGCAACCATCATGTTGTCTTTGACATACGAAAGATCGGGCACCGGAAACTGGCCTGTAGCTGGATTGGGGCGCATTTCTTCTCGCTCGTTTTGAGCAATCAAAGCCCTTGCCTTTTTGACCAAATCAGAAGAATCATCTTCTACAGTTTCGCCGTCTTTAAACTTTTTGACGGTGCCGCCACGTTTATACATGGCGACTTTGTTCGGGTCATCGGTTCTCTCGATGACCTTCTTCTTTGGCATTTTGGATGGGGAGATAACCCCCATGCCACGACTCGCCATCATTTTTTGTACATCCCGCCACCACACATGGTGACCATCGTGCCACGGGTCTTGCCGCGCTGAGCAATACCGTCTGCGCGGGAAGAAGCCGTACCACCCTCGGCCTTTTTAACCACGGGCACTGGAGCAGGCTCAGTTGTGGTCAACGATTTGTCGTAAGCTTTGGCAGCCTTCTCACGCATCTTGGCGTCAGCGGCTTCCTGTTTCATTTCTTCAATGTTAGCCATGATTCACCTCAATAAATCTTGCCACGGGTTTTACCCTTGACGGCGATGCCGTCTGCACGGCGGGATGCGGAAGAAACTTTGGGCATGGATGTCATGCCGCCTTTGGCCATCTTCTTGACTGCTCCGCCCTTTTTGAAGTTCTCGGCCATGCCTTTGGGGCCAGCCATCCAAGCCATTGGGTTGAGCGTCTTGTTTTCGCGCAAAGCCTGCTGCGCGGCGGCGGCTTCTGCTGCGTTTAAACCTTCTTCCGAACGGCGAAGGTTTGCAAGCGCGTTGTATTGCTTTTGGGTCATTTTGCCAACCCAGCCGGGGACAGACAAACCTGCGGTGGCGTTTAGCGTATTGGAGATGTTGCGCCCCAACTCTGAGCTATCAATGCGCTCACCGCCAACCACTTTGTTCTT